AAAGACCAGCATGCGCACCACGATTCAGAATGCCAAGAAGAAGGAACTCTCTTTGTCCACTCGTTCCATTATCTACATATAATCCATCTGCATATCCTACGCTTGAACCAGATTGTGATGCTCCAGCTTCAGTAGGTATAGCAACGCCATTAGTCAAATCAAGTTGCATTGCAGTAATATAATTCCAAGCATTTAATGTAGTTGGCTGCATTGAATAACTTGATTTATTATAAGTTGATTTAATAGTTGCTACGGTAGTTGTTAACTTAGTAGAGTCGTTAGTTACATAAACTTCTCTTTGTCCTGTTGAACTTACAATATCCATAATTGCATTTCCGGCAACTTCATATCCGCCAACCATCATTTCAATTCCATCTAATACCATAGGGAATTTACCATTAGTTAAGTTTCCTGGACATCCATCTCTACCTAATACATTATCACTAAATCCAGATTGCCAATGCATTGTACTGATATAAGTTGTTGTTGGCGCTGTAATTGAGAAAGCATCATCAACATCAACATAAACATAAGAATATGTATTATCATCTTCATCTTCTACAATAGATGTAATAACTACACTATCAGCAATATTATGCATATGTGCTTGTCCTCTATCGTGGTTTGTTGAACTTCCTGCATTACCAATAGATACAGAACTTCCAACAACTAAATTAGCAGCTTGTGCTGTTGTTATTTTAACCCTCTTAACATCACTTTCAGCGGCAGCCAAAGCATATTGGAAATTATAACTTGTACATCCAGCCATAACTGATTGTGTGTTTCTAGTTCCATATTTTAACCAGAATGTTGTTAAGAAATCTTTATATTCGCTTGTTAATCCGCCAGTATAATAAGTTCCTCTATTATGATAATTAGTTACCTCATTACTATATGAATTATTTCTTGCTGGTTTTAATCCTTTTAATGAACGTCTTCTTCCTTGACTATCTAGTCCTGCCACATATTTAGCAGTTAAGAACCAAGGACTAACAGTTCCATCTTTTCTAATTGCGTGAGCAACTGGAGTAAATCCATCTCTAGGAATATAACTTCTTTCGTAATATTGTTTAGTACCATCATTGTACCATTTTTCATAATAAGTTCTTTTTATAACAAAAACATCTTGTAAATAAGTTGTTCCATTATATGTATAAGTTTTAATTGTGTCTTCAGTATCACCATATTCAGGCATACCTTTTAAATATGTAATGTGTTGAACGCCGTCACTGTCAACAAAAGCATTACAATCATATGAATCGAATGCAACACCATATGAACTTGTTTCATAAACAGCATTTGTTCCTGGTGTTATTGTTTGACCAGCATTCTTTCCGGTTTTTGTTCCTGCTGAAGTATGAGATGTTGCCCAAAGGTCAAACTCAAGACCATAAATTCCATCATCAGCAGTAATTGCAAAATAATTTTCTAAACCCAATTCAAGATTTTCTCCTAAGTCAATTTCAGGATAAACTTGATTGGTCTTAGCTGAATCACTATAAAATTTTACTTTTGACATAAAATTTTTCTCCTTTCTTTATTATTCATTCTCATTAATTGTATTTCCACTTGCTTCCACTTCAAATTCTATTCCTACACTAATATTTGTTACACCAGTATTTATTGGACTTTTTACTTTATCGGTTTTCCCCATATCATACCACATTGTTCTTTCATCCATATTACTCACCAGCCTTTATTTGGAATGTACTAGGAGAAACAATTTCATAAATAAACTTTGTATCATTTTGTTCTAACTTAACATTATATGTATAATATCCAATATCTAAATCAACTGTATCGCTTGGCGTAAACATAAATTGACAAGAGCCAGTAGATTCCTTTGTAATAACTGTTTTATTTTCGTCTCTATAATCTTTGACTATTAATGTAAACTTATCTTGCTCTGCTGGAGCATATCTTTCCCCATTAATATTAATATCAAAAACAAAATCACAATTAGTTCCTTGATATACATAAATATCTCTACGTAATTTATCTATCATTTATATTCCTCCTTTCTATGGATTCCTTGAAATATTCCAATTGTCTCCATATTTTAAATATGTTTTCTTTGCTTTAACCCAATTACCACTAGTTTTATAATAAACTTTACCTAAAGTCCACGTACCATTAATTTTGATATATCCTTTAGATTGGTCTGCTGGAGTTGTAAATGCTGAACTATATGAATATCCTGACCATACTTGTGAATCGGTTGATTTAACTCTACATCTAATATAATATGTTGTTTCTTCATTTAATCCTGTAAAATTATAATATGTTACATTAGTAGTATATGTCTGCAACACTGATAAATTAGAATCACATAATGAATATTCATAAGAATCGGTATTACCAGCATTACTTGAAGTACAATATGCCGTCATCGTAAATGGCATTAAATTACCTGTAGTTACAGATGTAACAGTACTATATGATTGATATGTTGATATAGCGGTTGCCCCACTATAATTGCCGTCTCTTTGCGTATCCTCACGTCTTGCTCTAGTTTTAATGTTGTATGATGTATTAGGGCTTAATCCGCTAATTGTATAAGTTCCGCTTGAAGCAGAACCACTCCAAATACCAGTCCAACTAGAACCATTATTTGTAGAATACCAAACATAATCAGCGGTATTAGTTGTAGACCAGTTCATCGTTATTGATGTTGGAGTTTTACTATTTAATGATTGATAAACAGTTGTCCCACGATTAAATTGTGATAATCCTAGTGCTCCATCAAAAGATGCCGTTCCACCATAATATACTTTTCCATATAAGGTGAATCCCACATTACCAACTGAGCCATCTGCGTTATGATATACATTTATATATTTAGTATCACTACCAGTAGCTGCTGGGAAAGCATAACTATTCCAATATGTTGTAGATATACCCCATAGTCGATTACCATTAACATCTCCTCCCCAGTTATATATTGAGTAATAAGCAACGCTACCACCAATTGATGATAATGTAGCACCTACTTGAGAATAATTTTGAACTACATCAGTTGCATTTTCCCAACATTCCAATTTTAGATAACGACCACCATAAGAAGCGCTTGTTACATAAGCCATTAATTATTTCTCCTTTCTTATGAAATATCAAAATATAATTGGTCTGTACCATTATCTAAATGTTCAGCTCTATCAACTATATTATTATTATTTGTATCATAGACGTTTTTGAACATATCTCCTATAGAAACAGCGCTACCATATGCTGTAATATGCCCACATCTATCTATTTTAATTGGATATACAGCCTGAGTTGTTTGGGCGGTAATCGAATTTGAGTGTTTAATATTAATTGTTCCACTACTTGTAAGTGGACTTCCTGTAATTGTTAATGAACTATCAGTAACATTATTTAACCCTACTGATATAGAAGCATCTGTACCATTATATACAGTAAATGTTCCTATAGCAGTCGTACTTGGGTCATTTAAATACATTGTATATGTGTCAGTAGTTCCAGGAGCACCAGTTCCTGATGTTCTTGAAACAGAACCTACATTATAACCTCTAACTCCTTGTGGAATAGTGAAATCTAAAATAGCGTTTGTGTTAGTTCCACTATTAACAACACTTGCATTTGTTCCAGCGGCTCCAGTAGTTGTAGTACCAACAGTTATTTCTGGTCTTAAACTATCTGCATATGCTTTTGTTGCTGGATGATATGCTGATGTTGGAGTATAAGCAGTCGTATTTGTCTTTGTTAAAACGTCTGTTACACTAACTTTTTGATTAATTAAATAAGGTAAGTTTGTTAATGCATCGGTAATTGCTTGTTGAACTTCTGCTCCGGTATTTGTTAAAGAATATTCTGATATACTAGCCATTTTTTATTTCACCTCCCTATGATATTAAGAAATATATATCTCCATTTTTACCTGTTCCACTACTTGGTGCAGAACTACCGTAATAAGCTCTTGCTTTATTATCATATAATTCTTTACCTTGAGCAGCGGTTAAGGCTTGAGTTGTTGAAGTAGATGTCAATGTATTATTTAATTGCACTGCACCAGCAGCACTTGTGCTCGCAGCATTCATAGATAAAGTTCCACTTGATAAACTTAAACCATTACCTGTGGTTACTTTAATATGACCATATGCTGATGTTGTGGCAACACCATATGTAGTCGCAGTTGATGCGTGATTAGTTGGAGCTTTGCCACTTGATAAACTCGAAATGCTATCATTAAGCAATTTACCTTGATTGGCTGTTAATGCTTTTGTAGTAGAAGTTGATGTAACCGAATCTTCTAATTGTACTGTACCAACCTGACTTGTACTCGCAGCATTCATACTAATAGTACCACTATTTAAAGTTAATCCATTTGCGGCAGTTACTTTAACGTGACCGTAAACAGAACCAGTGGCAACACCATATGTAGTATTAACTGAAGCGTGTGAAGTTGTACATTTATTTGTATACAAATCAGTAAAATTACTATTAATCTTACTTCTTACAGTAGCAGCAGATTCCAAGTTATTAATTGTTTGTTGAGCCATACTATTTCACATCCTTTCATTTTATTTAATTACCGTGTTTAACCATTACCCACGCGTTAGATAAATTTCCACCTTTGGTCATTACTTCAACGCTATCACCATCACTAAGCGTTTCTCCGCTCTTATTTAATAATTTTGTTATTATATTATCTTTATTAGGAGGAAGATACACATTGACGGTTCCGTCTTGATTAACACTATGTACCACAGCCGAAACAAAAGTTGGTATTTTTTGCTTCTTTAATTCGGCTTTTACAATTTCTTCAATAACACTTTTAAATTGTGTTAAATAATTCAAATCAAAATCCATATAATCTCCTCCTATCTTCTCGTAACAACAAGAAAATCTTGATATACTGTTGTTATAAAGTTATGTGCGTTATCAGCCAAATAACTCTTAGTTTCGTCATCTGCCATATTAATATTAGATAAAGCAGAACAAGTAATAGTCATTTGATTGCTACTACCTAGAGAATAAGATATTGATTGTATTAAAAATTTATCTCTTTTATATTTATAATAACTATCTTCGATTGTAATAATATTATCTACAAATAATAATGGATTAAATGTTGTTGATATGGATACTTTTGTTCCTAAAATTCTACAACATCTTAACTCATAATTAGCCCTATCTTGAGCCAATTCATCACTATATATTGCAGCATCATTTAAATATTTAACTCTTCTTCCAATTCTTTGAATACATATTGGAGATTCGGGGTCTTCATTTTTAGCAACGGCAGAAACAATTTTATTATTAATATTATCTCCTACCACATCAACTTCATTTATTACGTTTTCAAAATCATAATTTGAATTTGATGATATAAATTCTTTTTGTTCATCACTAAAATCCCAAATAATAGGTTTATTTTCATCAACCACCGTTTCATTGATTGGAATAAAACACAAATTACCAGTATCATTATAAAAACATTCTGCTCCTAAGATACTAGCAAGTTCCAATATAATTTCCCCAAAGTTTGAACCAGCATCTTTTCTAATTGTGTAAGGAGTTCTTCTACCTTTAAAACTATGGTCATAAATAATTGGCTGCAAATCTAATGAATATCCGCTTCCTGAATCTAAAGTTAAAATTGCTTTTATTGCATTTTCTATTTCTGTTCCCTCTGGAATTTCATAAGTTGTTTCAAGGGTTCCCATATGACCTTCTAACAACGCAAATTTATCAACTAGGGATAAACTTACTTGCTTATCAGAATCGTTATGTTGAACGCTTGGGTTACCCATAATATATATTCCTCTTGGAAACCAAAAAACTTCATCATTATATTCAATACCAACATCTAATCTAAATTTATCATAAACCCAAATTGAATTTATGTTTGGAGTATATTGTCCGTTAATATTGACTAAAGAAATATTAACATTTCTTCTTTGCCCATTTTGATAATTCTCTGTATAATTTCCAGCATCATTTATGATATCTTCTTGTGGAATCTCATAATTAATTTTTTCGTCTGGATATAATAAAAACAAACGATATCTTGAAGTATATTTACCTTTTCTTAAAATCGTTTGTATCATATCAAAATTATACATATTTGAATTATTAACAATTAAGAACTCTCCATATATTGTTTTTAAATATTCATTGGCAATATCAGCCAATGCTTGAATTTGATACATACTATTATGCATAATTAATCACCTATGATAATATATTCATCAGCATCATCTATTTGTGTCCATCCAACAGTAACAACTGTTGCTTGTTGTCTGGTTTCATCTAACGTATTATTACTAGAAGTTGTTACATCAACAATATACTTATGTCCTTTTCTATCTTTAAATAATTTTAATTGATTATTAGAACAAAATTCGTTCCATTTATCTAATAATAAAACATCCTCTTTATAATCATTATTCTCAACCTTACCAATTAAAGCAGAAAAAGAACCACTAGCATAATTAGATTTACCAGTTGAAATTTGAGGATATTTTGTTAAATTTTGATAAGTTGTTTTTGCAAAATTTTGTGATGTGCTATCACTTTCAATGTTTGATTGAAATAACCATACATCATTGGTATTAATTTTATATGTATTTGTTGCAACATCTTCAAGCGTTAAGCCACTTATAGAATAATCCCACCAACAAGTTGTGATTTCATTAGATAATAAAGCTTTAGATATAGACGTTGAATCTTCTTTAAATATATAATATTGATATTTTTTTTGGTTTCTAACATTATAATCTACGATAGATAGTTTATCATTATTTTTAGATGAAATTGGTCTTAAAGTTGTTCCATCTTCATCTAATCTATAAATCGAGAATGTATAACCTAAAGCATCGTCCGATACGCTTTGTGAATTTACACCATTCTCAAAACTAACCAAAGAACGAGTATAATTGTTAGCAACAGGCTTATAAGCATCAACAAATATATTTGAATTTTGACCAAGCTCTTCTTTTTCCAAATGAGCAAAATCTAAATTAATATGACTATAAAAAGTTACTTTCTGTAATACTCCCATATTATACTCCTCCTTTCTCAATAATCATTCCGCTTGGAGTAATCTGTAATTTCCACCAAGTTTCAGTTGCTCTACCAATTGGAGTTCCTCCTTCAAGCCAATAATAAGCGTCGTTCCAACTACTAGAATCTGTCCATACATAATCTGCATATGGACTTATAAAATTAGTTGCCTGTAAGCAAAAAACATTATTTGGAGCATCATAATAAGATGCTGTTACTGTGTCATATAAAAAGAATGTATCTCCGACATCAGGAATATATTCAGCTGGAATATTCTTTTCTAATGTTAATTTATTTGTTCCTGAGTCATAAGATATTATATAAGCAATATATTCTTGTTCTGTTAAACAAACAAATTTTTGTTTTGTAATATCAACCGTATAAGTCGTACTTATATATATAGCAGAACCATCTGGCTCAACCCCCGTAATAGTACCACCAACAAGATTTCCACTACTTTCACTTGGTGATATTGCATAAAAATTATAATCTTTTGCAAATATCATTAAATCTTCTAATCCAAGAGCATCGGTTCCTTCATATCGAGCAATTAAAGCCATATCTTGATAAACATTATTGTCTCCATAGAAGAAATTATCATCAAGTAAAAATTGCATTGTTAGTTGAAAGTCTGTTGGATAAGTTGCAAGTCCGGTATTTTTATAATATATAAGGTGATTATCTCCAATAGCGGCTGTATTTACACCACTATATGGGACATTGGTTTCTATATTTATACCATTTAAATCATAATTTGGTTCTGAATAAATATAATAAGATTCACCTGTTGTAGGAACATAATTTAATGGTTCACTCAACATCGCATATCCTGTCCCTGCGTTATAACTTTCAATAACTCCTTCAGAAGCAGTTAAACCAACTATAATTATAGTATTAGGATATATATCTTGTCCTGGCTCTAACCACAGACTGTTCAATGTGTTATCATCAGATTGTATATAACCAGATGCGTTATTAATGTATAAGGAATATGGTTCAGTTAATACTGTTGTTAACCAAGATACTCTTATACCTTGTTCGTCTGTTTGTTCAGCAACTGGTTGTTCATCATAAGTTACCTCATCATAACTAACTGTAAACATTGATTCAGAACTTGCTATAATACTAAATTCATTTTCACAAATTAATTCTAATGAATAAGTTTCACCATTTTTAAATCCGTCATATTCAAATTCAATATTTGCACTATATGTCTTTTTAGAACTTTTAATTAGAGTTTTACCATTATTATCTATAGAATATAAATTCCATAAATAATAAACAAGAGGTACATTCTCGGCTTGACTATAGCCACCTGTAAAACTTGCGCTCTTACTTGTTAATGTTGTTCCAGCCCCAGTAATTGAAATAACTGGAGTAGACCTTACATATAATAAGTTTTCTGGCATCGTTTCAATAAAATCTGAATATACATTATAAGTATCATCAGCGGTTGGTACACTGCTATAAGCAGATGACACCACTGCTAACCCTGTTGTCGTATCATAAGAGGATATTGTTTTGCTTTCTCCTCCTATTTCTAATGTCATTTGGTCTTTTATGTTTATATTCCTTTGTAAATATACTTGTGTCGTAGTATTAACTGATTGTGTCGCAGTTAATTGTGTACTAGATACATAATCTAATGAAATGGCAATACCTGAATGATTTTGTGTAATAGTCAATAAAGATGGACTAAATACAATTGTATCTCCCGATACTAAATCTGATAATGTATTAAACCAATAATCTACTCCACTTGCTTTAAAATGATATTTACCAGCCGAAAGACCACTACTTCCAACCGTATATGTATTTGAATTTAATGTAATTGTACCAAATGAACTATTTGTGATTTTTGTTGTTGGTAAATAATAAGAACTTTGGCTTGATGAAGAAATAAGTGAAGCAAGTTCTGTAGATGTATCAAAAGATATAATATCAGTTGATACAAGATTACTTACCACAGTAAAAACATACGTATCATTACCAATTACAAAATGATAATTTTTGGCGGTTAATCCACCACCACCAACTGTATATGTATATGTTGTAGGAGAAATTACATTACCATAAGTTATTAACATATTGCTTGAACTTTGGTAAAGTTTTGCAGTCCATTTATAATTGTCTCCATTAACTAAATTTAATGTATTAGGTAAACTAATATAACCTGTTTCTCCGTTATATAAATTGTCGGAGAAATTAGTTTTAGCACCATCATAAAAAATAGTATTATCCATATTATAGATGGTTAATTTATATGCATCAATATATTCTGTAGTATTCATTACCATAGATATTTCATTATTCATACTACCATCTATAGATTTATGAGTTGGCTGAATATTTTTAGGTTGGTAAATCATATAATTCCTCCTCCCTTAAAATTAGCTTAATGAAATATAAACTTCTATATCTTCCCAAGTTAATGTTCCATTATTGTTTTTTAAAATTTGATTTTTTGTTGCATTATATCCTGTTAAAGAAGCTGCCACATTGCTAGGTTTAACCTCTAATTCGCCGCTTCCGTTAGTATTAATTGTGTCCTTATCATATTTAACATTAATTTTTCCTCCGGAAACGTCAATACCATCTCCTGCAAGAGGTATTATTGGTTCGCTCATAGCGTGGATGGCTAAAGCTCTTGCTATAGTATCCTTTGCCATTATTCAACAACCTCCCCGATAACAGTAACATTACCATCAGCATTGCTTAATGCAACCCTAATATCTTCATATGATGACATATCAATCAAATAAGATTCGTTAATGCTTCCTGTACTAACTAAAGTATAATCACTTGCTTGAATTGCTTGAATTGCAACAAATACATTACTTCCAGTTGCTTTACCATAGAATGTTAATGTAGCAGTTGTTGCCGTTGGAGTTTCATTTAAATCACCACAAGAGATAACCATTGAAGAATCACCGCTCTTATTTGAAATATGATAATCAGTTCCGTTACCACTTGTACTTGTATTATCGTGGAATATATGTTTAATTTTTATCATACTTTTACCTCCTTTTTGATTTGAAGTCACCGACATAAATGTCGGCGACCACATATAATTAATGGTACCGACATTTATGTCGCCACCATTTTGGTAAGGATATTAATGTCCTTACCTATTGATTTTTAGTTGTATTAACTAAAGATTTTAATTCTCTTAAGAATTGATTTGCATTGCTTACATTTGGTAATTCTATGTTACCAAAGTTATAATTTTGTATTGATGTTCCACCGTTTGTTATATTAGATACAACGTGAGGTTTTACTAATGTACTTAATAAATTTCTCATTTGGTTGTTGTTCAATACATATTCTGGTCTTGATGGAGTACCGTGTAGCATTGCCAAACCAGTATAGTTAACTTCTCCTCCATCAGCATAACCAGGTAATGAATAAGGTGTATAATTAGAAGCTTGATTTGTTGACATATTATCTACTTTATCAATTTCAGCAAGAATTGCGTTATATTTATTTTTAAAGTTTTCTAATACATCAAGTCTTTGATTAAGTATTTCTTGTTCCCAATTAGCACCCATAAGTTGACTGGCTTTAAGTCTATCTTGCGCTTCCTCATACATATCTGCGATATCAGACCATTCGCCTTTATAATCTTGTAAGTCTTTAATTAGTTTATCCCAATACTCATCTTCTTCTTCTTTCTTTTTATTCAATTCATCTATTTGTTTTTGTGTTTCTTCAAGATTAACTTGTAAATCATAATAAGCATCAGCAAAATCATCAACAACTTGTGGGTCAAGTTGAGATACCATTTCTGTCCAATTTTCGCCTAATAATAAATTTGCAAGATTAGTATTTTTTTCGTTATCAAACTTGTCAAATACTTTATCCCAAGAATCTATATAAGCAGTCAATGCTTCTATTTGTTCTTCTAATGATTGAACTGCGCTATCTTTTTGTTTTTCAATATCTTTAACTGTTGAACTCTTAACAAGGTCATCATAGTTCTTTTTAGCTTCTTTTATTGCATCTTGGTCAGCTTCCCAAACCCATCCAAGGCCTTCTTTATATACCTTTTTCGTCTTTTGAGTCATAGCATTTATTAATGCATCATACGCTTCGGCTAAATCTATTGCCTCTTGTTGCTCTTCGTTTTGTTTCTCTAATGCTTCAATTACATTTGCATAATAATTTTCAACATTATCACGTTGTTCATTAATAGAGTCAAGTTGTTCATTTAAAAATTTTACAACAGCTTTTTGAGCACGTTCATAATCATCATTTTGGTCATCAAGTTTATCTTTAATTTCGTTTAATTTATCAATCTCATCATCATAAGCATCATCTGCGGCCTCTTTTAATTCTTCATATTTATCAATTTGTTTATCTAAAGAATCTGTTACAGCAGAAAGGGCACTTTTAAGGTCACTTTGTTGTTCTTTTAATTTGTCAAGTTTTGCTTTCTTTATTGCTTTCGCTAAATCATTCCAAGCATCCGTACCAGCTGCATATGCTTTTTGTAAATTTTGAAGTGATATAATATATTGATTAAGAGATATACGACCAGCATCATAATCATCTTTAACCTTATCTAATTTTTGTTTTTGTAGTTCTTTATTTATTTTTCTCCAAGCTTCTGTTCCTTGACCAACTTTTCCTAATAAATTTTGTAAACTATTAATATATTGGTCTACTGTAATTTCATTATAATTAAATTGGTCTTTAAGGTCACTAAGAGCAGTTTCCCACCATTCTTTTTCCTTCTTTGTCGAAGAAGAACCTTTTGAACTTGACCTTTTAGAACCACTTGAACTTCTACCCATAGAGGCAGAAAAATTTTGCCTAATTCCAAGCCTTGTTTTATCTATAACCGCATTATTCCTAATATGGTCTGCTTCGACAATATCATAAGCGGCCTGTAAAGCAGCAGCAGACTCAGCATTAAATGCTTGAATATTTGCTTCAATTTGTGCTCTTAACTTGCTGGCATTAACCTCTTGCCCCGCCATAGCTTGGTCGTGCGCGTTTATACTTCCTGCGGCTAATTGCGCAGCACCGGCTTCATCAATTTGTGCTAATTTTAATAATTCATTATAATATCTAGCATCTTCACTTGCTTGAATATCATTAATTTTAGCTTCAGCTAAAGCCTGGAACATATCTGTATTATCTCTAATTAAACCATTTTCATCAACCAATGCATCTAAATATTGAGGATAATCGTTCAACAACTTATCCAAAGTGTCAACTGTGAAATATCCTTTTTCATTATATTCATCCCACGCATCCGATATATCATTATATGCATCTTTAAGAGATAACAATTGTTCTCCTAGTTCTTCAAATTGAGTTCTTGCAATTGCTGTAGCATCAGCAACGGAGGCTAATTGAGGATATAATTCAACTAAAACATCTAAAACCGTCTCTAATGGAACATTTAATGATTTAGACATTTGTATAATATCATTTAAAAAGTTCCAATTTCCTTCTTCGTTTAATGCTTCGTCCAATCCTAATTCTTTAATTAAATCCATATCGGCGAATCCATTTTCGTCCGCTATTTTATGAATTTGTTCTCTAAACCAATCTGAATCAAGACCTTTTTCTAAGGCGCTAGTTATATGAACTCTAAATCCATCTCCTAAATCATAATCTCCGCCAGTTATTAAGTTTTGAATAACGCCACTAAAATTACCCTTTAAAGCATTCTTAATTTTATTTTCATTAAATGTATCTGCTAAGGCTTCTTTGTAATCATCATATATTTCAATTAGATTACCTCTTAAATACATTTTAGCTTCTTCGCTTAAATCAGAATCTTGAATTGATTGAAATACTTTTGTATAATATTCCCCTAGCTTATCAGCCGTAATTTCTGGGTCATTAAAAGCCTCTTCAAAATCAGTAAATGCATTTGCAATATCTTTATTTGCACCTTTTGCATATTTGATAATATTATTTTTATATGTTTCTACTTCTTCATCTATACGTTTTTGACCCTCTTTAGTGAATCCATCGAACCATCTTGATGGAGTTAAAATAAATTCGCCAAAGCTCATACCTGCCCCAAGGTCTTCTGTATCTTCTAAAGCTTTTTTATTTTTCTTTTGCTCTTCTAACTCAATAAGAGTTCTCATATTTTCAATTTGCTTTTCGATTTCTCCATTAGTTGTATTAAGGGCTTTAGTATTTAAATTATATTCATCTCTTAATTTTTTTTGTAAAGATTTAATTTCTTCAAATAAATCCTTTTGTTCAGACACGGAAAGATTGCCCTCTGCAAATTTATTAGAAATTTCACCTAATCTATCATCTATGCTTTGTAAATCTTCTAATTCTGTATTTAAATTTGTTATTTCGTCTCTAACAGCTTGAGTATTTGCTTTTAATAAAGCCATTGTTCCAACAAAAGCAGTTAAAGCAAAGAAAATAGGATGGGCAGCTAATAAATCAAAAGCCCCCTTAAGAGCCATACTTGATGCTGCAACAACTCCTTGAGTTGCGGCAACAGTGCCTAAAGTTTTTATATAAGTAAACATACTTACAATTAAACGCCCAATCATTGTTTTATTCAACGCTTCAACTATCATTTGGAATGCTAATGTTGATGTAGCAGCAATACCTTCGGAAGCAGCTAAAGACATAAATGCTGCAATTGTTTTAACAATAACTGAACCCGATAATATATTTAATATTCCTACAACAATACCTATTTTAGCAGCTAATTGCACAAAGTCATTGTTTGCTAATTTTAATATTGCGGTACCTAAATCGATGACCGTAGTTATTAATTCTTTGCTAAAAGTACTACGAGATAATTCTTCCCAGGCAGCTTTTAATTGGTTTAAATGACCCGTAATAGATTGTAATACTTTTTCATTTTCTTTTGCAGCACTACCTTGACTATTCATTGCAGTTTCAGTAGCTTCAACAGCCGTAGCCCAATTGTTTAAAATTGCGGCAGCATTTTGCGCTTGATATTTACCTGCAATTGTTTCAGTAACATATGCTTTTTCGGCATTTGTTAATTTTGGATATACAGCGGCTAAACTTTCCAATATTTCATAGGTATTTTTAAGTTCACCATTTGCTTTATAGACAGAAATATTTAATTTATTAAATAAACCCTCCATTTGAGCTTGCAATTCCAATGACTCTTCTCCATTGTCATTCATACCTTGCAATCTTAATGTGATTGTCTTTAAACCATTTGCAGCTTTACTTGCATTTCTTGTTACTTCAGTTGCAGCCGTCATCATACCAATATATTGTTCCATAGAGTTTCCAGCATTAGCCATTACGGCAGATGCTTTACCTAAGTTGTTTGCAATATCAGCAGAACTAACGGCAAAATTATTTGAAACTTCATTAACAGCATCAATTACGTGATAAGCATTTTCTAATGTCTTTGTAGTATTTGATGTTTCTAAACCAAAAGCCTTCATTTGCGCAATAATAAATTCCGCCGCTTCACCAGTAGATATCTCTTCATCGGCAATGTTAGTATACATTGCAGCAACTTTACCTAGCTGTAAAGACATATCTGCATCATAACCAGATTTAGCAAATGCAGTAGCAGCGTCAATCATTTGTTTCCCTGTTTTTGCCACGGCTTCGCCGGCTTCATATGCTTTGTTAATAAAATTTTCTAAAGCCGTTCCTTCTAAATCTGTAACTTTTTGTAGCTCAACAAGAGAATCATCGAGTTCGTGAACTTGGTCTATCATATCTCTAATACCATTCATAAAAGTATTAAATAGTTGCGTAACAGACATATATGTTAAGAATGATTGCATTGCCTTAGACCAGTTATAAGACCAATTACTTGTAGCAAATGTTGCATTTTTAATATGTTTTTCTGTTTGCTCTAAATTGGTATTAAGTTGTTTCGTTTCTTGTTTAGCTTTTTTTGCACTTGTTGCTGTATTTTTAAAACTATCTTTTTTTGATATATTATCTAAATTTTTACTAACATTATTGACCTGAGTAGAAGCTTCTTTTAAATTTGAGGTGTCAATTTTAATTTCAATTTTCTCATTAGATAATTTATTTTCTATTTCTTTTTTTATATTGGAAACAGATTTATCATCTAATGTAATACCAATCTTAACACTATAATTTTTATCCATTTATTTTTCACCCCCTTATCCCGTATTGCTTTAAATATTTATTAAACCATTTTTCACATTTATCTTTTATATCAATAATATAAGCGTCCCAATATCCTTGATTTGTTGATTCAAAATATTTTGCACCACCATTATAAGAATAAGAAAAATTTAAATCGGGGTCATTTAAAATTTGCATCATTACATTTCTAAAATCAGCACCAGTATCCCCACCGTGTGACATTTGACTATTTTTCATATCATCTTGAGGAGCAACCAATTGACTTCCATCAAATACTAAAGACCTAACATATTGTTGTGTTGCTTTAGAAATATCTTCTGATATTTTCCAACCAGAATAAAAACCCCCCTGCTTATAATATCTATCATATTCTCCTTTTGGAGCAGCATAAATAGTATTGTCTAAATGACCTAAAAAATCTTCTAACAAATCACTAGAAACGGCTTCTATGACTTGCTGCATAATACTATCAAAATAAGTTTTTAATTCTTGTTCATTATTAAAAATTTGTGTAGCCATTAAGCCATCTCCTTTCAAATTTTGTTATTTTCTAAAAAAAAGAGGGCGTAGAATATTATTCATTATCCCCCTCTAATTTATTATGTCCAACAATATCATCATATTTTTCTTTAACTTCTTTCCATTCTTCTGGCAACTTTTCCATAAGTTTGTTTAAATCTTCTTGCTCTGGTAAATTATCAAGGAATCCTTTAATCTTATATAATATAGAACCTATAGAATTGCTTACCTCGTTAGCAGTTTTCCACATTAAATCATAGGCAAGTTGCGCATTTTTGATATCGTGTAACAAATTTTCGTGAACTCCGTGGCTAAATAATTCTTCAAATTGTTCATTATTATCAATTTCATAATTTTCAATTGTTAAATAAAACAATCCAGCATAAAAGTTAATTTCCATATCAACTGGATTAAAAGCATAATCATCTATTAATCCTCCACCCATATAAATTTTGATAGCTTCAGATACTAAATTTGATACTTGACCTCCAGTTAAATAATCTCTTTTTGTAGTATAATCATATCCATTGTAATTCACTTTTCCCATAATTAATCCTCCTTTTTTTCTAAATAATAAGCTCTAGCAATTAATATTGCCTCTGCAATATCGTCATCACTTTGTTTAGCTTTAGTGTCTCTGGTATAATAATTAAAATTTAATTTATATAATTCATTAACCTTGTCTACCGCTAAACGTTTTTGCGTTTCTCTTTTCATCCCTTCTCTAGTGCCATTATATGTTCCAACAACCGAACGCCAAGAAGAAGGAGAAAACGCGACACAAGGTAGACATTGTTCAAAACATAATCCTAATATGACTCCGTGTAGTATCGATAAATCTTTACCTGTTTTTAAATTTGAATGATTATTGACCGGTACGTCCTCAACAATAACTACCTTAATATCTTTTTTTTGACAAATATTTTTAAGATTAGAATAAATTTCTTTCATTCTATCTCTTATATCATCAGAGTCAGTTTTAATTAACCCGTATTCAACCAAACTTCCATCGTTATAATCTATAATACTATAACCTGTTTTTTTAGTTGCAGCGTCAATTCCTAAAATATTCATAACTCCTTATTTTCCTTTCAACATATCTCTCACCATCTTCTTATATTTCGCATCTTTCTCTATATTTTCTTTAACAAATTCCCAAATCTGTTGTTTGCAAACTCTAACAGAAACGGGCATTATTATAAATCCAATAAATAATAATGTTATTATAATCAATATGGTTTCCAAATATTCATCTACTCCTTTTTTGTGTCTACGTTAATATTCTCTTCCCATAATTTATGGATGTAAGAATTTTGATGATAAACATTTGTATATTTATCATAAGCTTCGTAAGCACGTTCTTCTTTCGAAGAAACATTTTTACCAGATTTAACATCTGATATAAAATCTATAATCGCATCTTTACATTGATTTATTTCTAAAGAATCAATTTTATTATTAAGTTTTTTATAGTTTTCTTCCATTTTTGTTGTCATTTCTTTTCGAACACTATTAACATTGTCGTTAACTTTTTTAATTTCTTCCAAAATAGGATTAATTTCTTTCTCAGTTCTATTCTTCTTGATTGAATTTATAAAGTAAATTATGAACTTCGCAATTACTGTAATAGAACCTATTACACCAGCTATGGCAGCTAAAGCTATGGCTATTTGTCCTAAAGTTATTTGTCCCATAATTCAGCTCCTTTTGATTTTTCTAAAAAATAAAAAAGAAAGGGATAATTATAATTTAATTATATCCCCTTTCTTATAAGTGTTAACTTCGTTGATAACCTCGTTTACTCCATTCTTATTAATAATAAAGTATGTTGGGTTTGCCAAGACAATCTCGTATTCAGACTCGGAATCATTAGGAATTTCAACATTGATATTGTCTTCAGTTTCAATTTCTTCAATTTCTTCTTCGACTGGTTCAATGTCGTATGATTCATCGAAAGATTCAACGATAACTCTTTCGTCATCATTGGCTAGTTTATTTTTCTTTGCCATTTGTACTTCCTCCTTCTTCAAATGAGTACAAGAGCGCCAATCTTCTGTATTAACAATCTCTCGCTTAGTATTACAATATCTTTGTTTCATACAAAATTGCCCGGTTAAGGAACAAAGAAGACTTTGTTCCAAACCAGACTTTTTTAATTGGCTATAAGGACAATTTTCCTTCATATATTATTAAGATACAGTTACAACAACGTTAGCATCAATATCTGTTTTACCTGTGATAGTAGCTTTAATTGTAGCGTCACCAGCAGAAACACCAGTTACTAAACCACCTGTACTAACTGTAGCCTTTCCTGTTGCACTTGAAGCAAATGTAATATTTGCAGAGTCAACTAAGAAAGCAGCAGTTCCGTCATTAGGTATAGCAAATACTTTTAATTGTTTTGTACCAGATACAGATAATGCGAAATCTCCACCTTCGATAGCTAAAGCTACAACATTGTCATACCAATTTCTACCATCTAAGATTTCTATAATTTCAGCATATACTGGTCTATTAGATGTACATCCACCATTGTTAGTTGGAGTATAAGATAATGCTCTTACTGATAATGGAGTTTGCGCAACTGAATCTGGAGTCATTGATAATGTAAATGCACCAGTCATTGAAGCTTTTGGAACATTAATTTGTAATGTACCAATTCTATTTGTTGTAGAATCAGAACTACATAGTTGTGCCTCCATAACTAATCTAATTGTTGATGGTAACATATCAGCATAAACTGTTACTTTTTGAGCAGCAGCATCAGCAGTATAATATCTTACACATACATCACCATTATAAGTGTTATCAGCCATTGTGAATGAACTTCCTGTAAATTCAACTCTTTGAACAGCATCATTTTTATCAGTTACCCAACCATATAAAGTTGTTCCAGAAATTCCTAATGGAGTTTTACTTACAGAACCAGCACCAGCAGTAACTGTTACAGTTTCAGTAGTCCAAATATTTGCTCCAGTTGTAATAGCAGAACCAACATTTAATGCTAAATATGGTAATGAGAATTGAGCTTCATTAATAGTAATATTCATTTCAGCAGTATGATAATAAACATATTGTAATTGGTTTCCTTGTCCAGCTCTTACATCAGTGTTTGATAGTGTAGTTTCAATTGAACTGTCCATTAATGTAGTACCAGTAAATAATAAGTTATCATTTGAATCATATCCATATACATTTGCTGTACTTACTAAAAACTTCTTCATATATATTTCCTCCTTTTGAAATTATTTTTATAAAAAAAGAAAGTTTATGTGCCTTTCTTGTTTTTATTATTTTTCATCAATTCCTTGGATTATAATTATAATACAATGCCGATTATAACCATAATTCAAAGAATTGATGATTTTATATATGTTTTATTTATTAATATTATCAATTTTATTATGCATTTCATCGGCATCAACTTTAACCTCTTCATATTTATCTGATTTAGTTAAATCAGCCATCCAATGCTTAAATGGATTACCATCTTTAAATGATACCATTCCTGACATTTCCGCACTTTTATATATTTGATAATGTAATTTATAATCTACACGCTCTAATATTTTAGAAAATTTTCTAATTGTTAAATTATAAATATCCTCTAACTTCATAGATGTAGAAATTAAAACGCAAATCATTTGTTCTTCTAAAGAACACATCTTATAAGCATTTTGTTGCATTTTGTAACCTATTGCTTTATCCATTGCGTCTCTGACCTCTTTTTGAATAGAGTCGTCTATATGTTCAATACCGTTTTGTTTAAAGATAATATCAACTATCTCATCAAAATCGGTAGAATTATAAGTTCTCCCTTTTATTTTTAATAATGCCTTACCATTTTCATCCCCAAAGTAAAAATCTTCATCATTATTTATATGCAAAACTATTTTTAATAATTCTTTAAGCATATATAAATAGGGTAAATTAGGCGTCGTACTTACTAAATAATAAAGAAATTCGAGATATGTCATACTGATAGTTTTGACATCAGGTATACTGTTTTTGTCCAACAATAAACATTGTACACAAAGATGAAACTGGATATACTCAGTCATTAATACTGGATATATTTCTAGTTCTTTATATTGTACCGGTTTATCATAAAATAAACAATATTCTAAATTACTAGACATATTCATTATGACAAATTAACTCCCATTGTTATAACCTTGCCTTTATATGGTTTTTCTCCTATGGTTGCAATACGGCTATACCTATTAGCTCCCATATCAAAATATAAAACACCAACGCCATTAACTTCAACACCATTTAATACTTTAATAAGTGCCTGAATAATAGTATCTAATCTAGTTGTATAATCAGATAAATGATTAATTTGAGAATGAATTAATACTTCTAAATTAACACAACAAATACCATATGTTCTAGTAGTAGGATATACAGCAGCAGGATAAATTCTTAAAAAACTTTTTTCTTTATTCGTTGCCTCATCCATAAAGTAATCAAGAAAAACATTAAAGTTATCTTGACCTTTCATTCCATTATAAATCATTGCTGCCTTTTCTTCTCTTGTTAAATTTGGTTTATCCCAAGCATCAGCATCATTATATTTTAATAGTTTCCAAATAATTTCTGCATCAGGATTTGTCATTAAGTGCTCTAAAACGTTATAGCTTAAATTTGGCATAACATTATATGTTGCATAAGCGTTTTTAACAGTTTTCATATCATACGCCATTAGTATAACCCCCTTAATGTAAATTCAAAAGTTCTTTCAATGTTTTCATCAGAGTAAGAACATTGAACTTTTACTTTACCTTTTAGATATTTGGATTTATTTTTGATAGTAAAAGAATTGCCATCAACAACTATAGAATAATTGTCTTTTGGAACATTATCACTTACATCAACTATATCTAAAGATGAAGATTGAACTATCCCATTCTTATATAATGAAGCAGTCAACGTTATCTCTTCTTTTTCTAACACATAATCTATATCTGGATTTATTAAAATATCATAATTGTCTTCTGATTGGTCATTCAAAATATTCATAACTATTTCTCCACGTACATTTTCGTTATCAGCCATTTGAACCACCAAAGTTACTTCACCTGGAGTTAAACCAGTTAATTGAGAACCATCAATGGTTGCAATTTCTTCATTTAACGATTTCCATACAACTTCTTTATCTACTATTTCTTTTCCTCTATATACAACAGCATTTAGTGTAGCAGTGCTTCCCACGTTTAAATAAGAACTATTTTCACTAATATCTATACTATAATTAAATCTTTCGGCATTAGCAAATCCGTTTTCAATATCATCTTCTTGATAATTAATTTCATACTCTTCAACGTAAAATTGCGTTAAAGTTGGCGAATTATCATCTCCCGTGATGGTATTTAATGAATTTCCAAAACCACCAGCATATAGTCTAAATCCTATTCTTTGTTCTGGAACTCCGAATAAGAATCTATCATTAGGTTTTAATTTAACAGTTCTACTATTACGTTGACACCATATATATTGTTCAGCTTTACCAGTTACAATAGTCATTGTATCATTATTATTTGTAAATCTTAACACTTGGTCTAAAATGCAAGGTTCATATATTTTATTCCCATTTTCATCAAAAAATCTTAATGTATTATTACACCTACGAACTTCGGCACTTGTAGATAAACCCGAACCTTTATCAATATTAATGACCAAATAATAATTTCTTCCCCATTTAAATTTCATACCATAATATGGTTCTGGAAAATCTGGTGTAAATATAAACACCTGAAAGTCATCTCCAACTTGAATACCAGTATTATAATTAACTACTGGTTCTACTCTTACCATTGGTATTGGTTTAAAATCTCTTTCACCATAATGAACTTCATATTCTATTTCATTATATTTAACATTTGGTGCATTATCAAATGTTTGGTCGCTTATAGCAACAAAATCATCATAATAAGCCTTAGTAGGGTTCGTGTTTCTTATAGATTGGCTTGCTCTATAATATTTCATTGGCATTTTTTAATACCTCATCCTTCATACTATTAATTAAATTAGTACAATGATTAACAATATATTTAACCCTATCGTGTTCATCAGAGTTAAATTTTTTCATACCCTCAATCATATAAACAAGCTCGACATAATATTGATTGTCTTTCCATAATTCACTGGCACCAAGTAATTTAGTACTTAAAAATAAAAGATGTTTTTGATAATTTTCATAAGCTTCATCGCGGGAATATGCGATTTCGCCATTTTTATTTTTCCCCTCAAATATTGGCAATGTTTTCCAACATTGATTAATTAATATAGTTAAAGATTCAATTGTAGATTTTTCATCTAAACTAAAATCATATTTCATTATGTTAATGCGTGCTCATTTAACCAATTAGACTTGCTAAAACTATATGTAGTCTTTTTAGTAGCAACTTCTTCGATTAATTGATTTCTCCTGTTAATTTTAGCGTTTAAGTTATTGGCTTCAGAATATCTATGAGCCTCTTTGTTGTTTTGCATCATACCAGTAATTTGTCTAACATCATTAATTTCTTTATCAAGCCAAGCAATTACAGTATAATCTGCAATAATGCTTTTTTCAATTTCAGATAATTCAAAGTTAAACTCTCTTTCTGTATCATTTCTATTGGAAAGGTCGTGTCTGCAATTTTCAAAATTAGCTAAGCCTCTAACCATAAATCCTTCTAACACTATATTAAAATCTTGTGGGGAATCCACTGATAATCTATTCAAATGATAATCTTCAATGGAAACTAAAGCGAGGTCTAATATATCGTCGTATGATGTCATATATGTACCTCCTTTTATTTATCTATATCTTTAAATAATTCTTGCTTATTTTTAAAATCAGACATAATATCAATACCCATATCTTCATTTAATATCTGAACAATATTCATATCAACACTTTTTACGTCTTTTTCTAATTTATCGAATATAATTCCTCTTAAAGTTTCTTTTGATTTTTAGTCATATTTTTAAAAATCTTTTCAAATGTTTTTCTATCTTCTTCGAAGATTTTATTCATTTGTTCATAACTTAATAGTTTCTTATATACGTTGGTTAATCTTTGACTTTCAACAACCTCTTCATCATTAATAAAAACATTTCCACCCTCAATGAACTTTTTATTATTTCTGATAATTTTCTTTAAATCATCATATGGTACTGTTTGCTCCTCTCCATATTGATGGAATGTATAAACAACCCCCTGACCATATCCTTCAGTTGAAAGGTTTAATTCACCGACTGTTAACGATGTGAGAGTGACATCTTTATTATTTTCGTTAACGTTTGTAATATATTGAATATTACTAGGTTGAGGATTAACCTGAGTTAATTTTGCAATCATTTCTTCCATTTCTTTCATATGCTTTTGCATATCTTCATATTCTTTTTTACTGATTGTTTCTTTAGTTGTAGTTTTTTTTGCGGTTGCTTTTGTATTTGCCATAATCATATCTCTCCTTTTTTACTAAAAATAAGAGGGGCTTTTATACCCCTCAAAAAAATAATACAACGTTCTTAAAATTATAGAGCGATTTCACCAGCTAAAGCTGAAGTAAATGCACCTACACCATAAGATTTGTATAATGTAGCAACTTGTTGTAAGTTAGCATTATAGAAGTTAGTTTCGTTATTTGCTAATGTAGAACCTTCAACAAATACTTTAACTAATTTATCAGTTCCTGGGCATAAAACATAAATCTTTTCGTCGTCTAATTTAACTGCAAATTCAGTTTTGTAATCAGCAACTTGTTCTAATTCAACGCAAGATACACCGAAGAAATCTCTTAAGTATCCAACTTTGATATATTCATCTCCTAATAAGATTCTTGTATTAGTTGATGCAGGTAAAATCTTAGATAATGCTAATTTAGTACCTAAGAAAATAGCTTGTCTTCCACCATTCCAAGCACTAACTTTTTGAGCTAATGCGATAGCAGAATCTTGAGAGAATCCAGAAATTTTTAATGCAGCACTACCAGATGTTGGTAAATTATTCATCATAGTTGCGAACGCATCATAGATATCATATCTCATTTCAGTTTCGATAGATAAAACAGCTTTTCTTACAAATTCAGCTAATGTATAAGCACCTCTTAATACATCGTATAAAGAAATACCTACAGAAATTGCGTGAACTTCTGGAACAACAGTCTTTTCTCCTTTAAATTGTCTAGTGATATCGAAATCTCTTTTAGCTCTTCCACCTTTAGCAACAACAAATAAATCTCTTGGTTCAATTTCAACTTTTAAAGTATCTCCCCAAGCACCATTTTTAACTTCTGCGATAACTCCTAAGTCTTTAATTAATGTGTCAGGTATAATTAAATCAGTAATCATACCGATGATAGCGAATGCAGATTCTCTAACATCTGAGAAATTACAGAAAGTTGCTAAATCGTTATAGTCAGAAACTTTTCTTCCAGACATTCTTTCGATTTCATCAGTATAGAATTTTAACATTTTGCTATTCATTTCTTCGAATGTAGTACCAGCGGCGCTACTTTTCTTACCATTGATATATGATTCATAGTATTCAACAAATTTAGAATAAGCATTTTTTCTTTCTTCATCATTTGCTGTGAAATTTAAAACACTATTTGGTAATCTCATTTTATATTCCTCCTTCTTAAATTTTATAAATTATTTTTTTTGTTTAAAATTAGATAGCAACACATTCAAGTAAAACAGCAGCAACTCTTTGAGTTCCGATTGCGCTTGCTCCACCAATTGAAATATAAGCATCTGCGTCTAATACTTTGTAACTTAATCCAGATACTACAGCACTAGCATATTGTAATTTGCTTTCTCCAGCAGCAACTACAGCGAAATCATCAGCAGTTCCTTCGATACCATTAGCAGAGATTAAAATTTTATCTCCTACTTGTGGTCTATATGCACTAAATACTAATCCTTTTGAGTTAGTAAAGTTTCTTGGGTCATTTAAACCAATTTTATATTGATTTCCCATTTCATCTGTCATAATTGAGTCTTCTGGACTAAATGCCATATAAACATCGTGTAATTCACCACTTGCGATAGCAGCTGGTTCATAAGTTTGAGTAGCTGAATCATAATCTCCAGCTTTAAATACCATACCGTTATCATAATCATTAGAAGCGTCTAAGAAACTTTGATTTAATGAATCAATATTTTTAGCAGCTACTAAACTTGGTATTAAAACAATTTTTGCCATTTTAATTTCCTCCTTCTTAATTTTTTTAAATTATTTCCACGTATATTCATTTGATGTACTTTGTTCATTAACTAATACATCGTTAACAGCCATTCTTGTGATTTTAGTTTCTTTAACTTCGAAATTTTTGCTAGATTCCATTTTATCAAATGCTTTAGCTTTAACTTCGTTGCTAAAAATGTTTAATTCGTCTAATGAATATTTTTTCGCTTCTTCTCTTAATTCAGCAATTTCATTATCATCAAACACGCTACGTACACCAGAAATTATACTTTCTACTTGAAGTGATTTTTCTTTAGCTTCATACTTTTCAACTTTATCTTTTAAAACCTCACATTCTTTTCTTAAAGAATCTCTTTCAGCTTTAACAGTTTCAAAGTCTTCTTCTTTTTCAGGTTCATCAACTTCACAATTTTCAGTAGGAAGATTTTCTTCAGTTTCAGTTTCAGATGTTTCAGCTTCATTTTTGCATTCTTCTTCAACATCTTTGCATTCATTTTTGCATTCTTCTTCAACTTCTTCTACATCTTCCTTAGAATCATCATCATTTGAATCCTCTTTATCATCGTCATCTTCTTCATCAGACTTTTCTTCTTCAGATTCAAATTTCTTTTCTTTATCATCTTCAGAATACATAGTTTCATCGTCTTCTTTAGATGATTCTTCTTGAGTTTCAGCAGTTTTAGTTTCTTCTTCAACTATTTCTTCTTTAGTTTCATCTTCAACCTTAACTTCTTCTACTTCTTTAGTTTCATCCATTGTACCTTTTTCCTCCTTTCCTGAAAATTCCGTAACAATTGTATCATCACGGTGTTCATTATATACTTTTAGTGCATTTTCGCAGTCGAATTTGATTATAGATGCACTACTGCCTTCGCAGGCAGGTACGTGGTCTAACCCTAAAATGGTAACTCCGTTAAAAACAAATTCTTCAATCGTTAACAAGTTATCATTTTCATCAACTTGCCCAGCAAGTACTGTAATTTCCATAGAAACATCTCTATGGTTACCTTTTTCTTTAAATACTTCATAAGCCCAATTCGCATAGACTTTTGACATTATTGCTTGAGCAACTAAATAAGTTCTTCCTTTTCTTTTTTCAAATCTCATTTTTGAGCTTTCTGGGAAGAATCCAACAATTTGTTCATCTGGTTCGTGGCCTTCAAAATCATTACCATTAAAACCAGCAACTAAAAATTTATTTTTTAATGTGTCTTTAGCTCTTACTAAAGCCTCTCTTGTAATAGGTACATTATGTCTATTATTACCATCGTGACAAACATAAATTTCTACAACAGCTAATTGACTATCAGAATATTCCTCTGGGACTATTTCAAAGCTAGCAACATCTATCGAGAATTTTTCTAATTTTATCTCATTATCCATTTATAATCCCTGCCTTTCTTAATATTTCAAATCTGACAGGTAAATGAGATAAGACATCTTGTAATTCCTTAGTATTAGAGAATTTCATTTTATCTCCATCTCTACCTAATAAAGGAAAACCTTTTTTGATTAGGAAGTTACCAAGTGTTTTTCCACAAGTATAAACATTAGAGAAATTCATATCTTTAATATTACTTATAAACATATATAACTCCCCCTTTATTGATTTCCACCTTTTTCTATGTTTGAACCTCTACTTCTAGTTTCTTCTCCGCTATCAGTTAGGTCGCTATCTTTAGAAGCAGGTCTTCCAGCCCCATTATTTGGAGTCGAACCTTGTGTTACATTGCCTTGTGTATATATATTAATCATTGGTCTTAATTTTTCAATAAAATCACTCGCATTCATTTCTTCAAGTTCTCTTTCAAGTTCTATTTTATTTAATCCCAATGATGATGCTATTTTATTTGGCAATACAACACCTTTATCAGCATATTTAAATGCCTCATCTTGTCTTGCTTCTCTGTCAAATTTATCATTTGTTCCAACAAATCTAAAACTCCATTTATATTTTTTAGTATGTTTATTAGCATAATATTCTAAAAAATTTTCAAATTGTGGATATATAGATTTAACTAACATTCTATCAATATCAATAGAAAATTGACTTTCTATTGCATTTTGATTTTCTCTTGTTGAGAATATAACCTTACCACCACTTAGCAATGAACTTGTAATACTCATAAATGTTTCATATGTATCATTGTCAGTATTTTTAAATTCAATACCTTTAATATCTTCTGTTGGTAATGCTAAAACTTTAATAGCAGCCTCTAATCCTTGAGTTGCTAAACCAATAAATTTACCTAAAGTATCAGCATCAATAGCTAATTGATTCGCTACACTTGCTGCTTTTTTCTCATTTAAATAAGGAATTGATGATACTAATAATTTTCTAGCAGCAGCCATACTTTGATTTACTTGTAAATTTCGCATTACTGGAATAGCAGCCATTTCAGGAAGCATACCGGAAAAGAACGGTATTTGTAAATTATGATTTTGGTTAAATTTGAACACCCAACAACCGTCGGCTGGGTCTGTTTGAGTCCATAATGCAAAACTTCCCGTCCTTTTATTTATTTTATTGCTTGGTATATATGGCTTTGTTTGCTTTCCATCAAACATTTCTAAATATCTTTTCTTTATCCAATCAGGATAACAATTTATATCAACTTCCCCCTGAAGAAACCAATTCATATCTATATCATATAATAAACCGTATTCCCACTTACCAGTAATCATAGCATATTGAGAAGGAAATTCTTGTATTACAGACTTATCTCCTAGCTCTCTAAACATAGCATAATATGTTTCATTCATAACAATATTCCAAGCTATATTTTTGAATTGTTCTCTATAATTAAAAGCATTTATAAATTTTTTAATTTCCTCATAATCGTTTTTATATTTAGAAGTTTTATAATCTTCTGCTTTTGCATTTTTACAAGAAATTTCTAAATCAAATGCTGGTAGGTTAGCCAAATACTCTTGATTTCTTTTATACATTAAGCTGCTAAAATAATAAGATTGCCCATAATTAACTATATTACCTTCATTTTCAATAGGATTAGATAAAGCTTTTTCAATTTCATTTCCATTTGGAGTTTTATTTGTAGCAATATTTAATCTTTTCATTATCTCGTTTTGTGTATATGGAGTAAATACTCCCGCTTCCGCCATACCTTTAGAGAATTTTTCTATATCAAATGTGCCATTTATAATTTGCTCATCTCTGATGTTTAATGCATTATCTAATGCTTGTAAAACTTCAGTAACTTGTTTTTCTGTTAATTCCGTATTATTACTCAATCTTATTCACCTACCTTTCCTAATAAATATATTTTTTTAAATAAGATAAAGCATCAATATCTTTTTTATACATATCAGCTTTACCCTGTTTTTCATATTCCCATACTACGGATAATCCATACATTAAACTTGTAGCACGGTCTCTTTTTTTACTTTTTACTATTCTTGTATAAATAATCTTTCCACCTTCGGAGTAAGATTGTTTTATATTACTCAATTCCTGAACGAGATTATCGTGTTCAACGTGAATAACCTGTTCCTCCGGTCTATATTTACCATTTTTATAATCTTCATCCGTTTCACTACTATCAACCAACAATTGAAGACTTCCGTCTTCAAATCCAGTTTTCATATAAGGATAAAAAGTACTATTAAATTCTTGTGTTGCGGTGATTCCTCTAATCATTGGGGATGCATCAGGAAGCAATAATTGTGCTTCTTCATCATCATCGCAAATTAATGGTGGAAATTCTTCCATTTCCCCTCTTGTATTTCTTGCACTCCAAGGTTCTTCCAATAATGATAATAAACCTTGTCCGGCAGACTGAGCATCTATTACCAATTTTTCAGTATTTGGGAATCTAATATGTATTAATTCTCTTAAAAAATCTCTTTGCTCTTTTAATGTTGCACCATTCATTGTTTTTGTAAAAACAATTTGTTTAGTAAATGTACCATTTTTTCTCGGTATTAATTTAATGACGTGTGTACAAGCATTATCAGAACCAGATTTACCAGACACGGCAACGTCGTGCGTAACAATATATGAATATTGACATTTTTTTGGTTGCTCTAATTCACATCTGTCGATAACTCTACATTTAGAAGTTATATCATATGGATAATAACTATCATTGGCGCTACCAACAAATCGACCTTCGTACTCATAAGCCCATTTGTCTAATGTCATTTCTGGGTCGTTTTTTTCGAGCATCATACTTTCTTCTGTAAATAAACCAGCATCAATACCAACCGTATAATCAAGGCTTGCAACAAAATAATTTTTATCACCAGAAACCATATTACTATAAAAATTTAAAAATCTTTGATATAAGTCACAAGTTTTTAACCAAGCAGAAGATATATAAACCATTCTTCCGTCTTCATATGGTGCTTCTGGAAATTTTTTTCTTAATTCTACTGCGTTTTCTCTTGGCGTTTTTGTCATAGGGATTAAAACTTCTTTTAATGCTTCTGTTTTAACTAATCTGGCTTCATCAACTAAAATTAATTGAAAACGCCATCCTCTACTAGAATCACCTTTTTGATTATTACCCAAAGTAAAAGCTCTAATTGAACTTCCATTTTTAAATTCTACAATACAATTGTCCTGCCCAGTATTAATATTCGAAATTTCTCTTTTTATGTTTTCGTTTTTTATTAATTCTCCCTCAATTTTTTGTTTTATTACCATTCTTGCCTGATTACCATTACCAGATACTATACCTATTTTAATTCCAGGATATAAAATAGCCATACAGGTAATAAATATTGCAGCAATATATGATTTAGTTAAACCTCTACACATAATAAACATTATATTAGGAAATCTTCCCATTGCTCTCAACAACAATCTTTGAAATGGGAATAAATTTGTCATTCCTAAAATATCTACTGCAAATTCATCAACATAATATCTATAATATGATAAGAATTTAGTCCATTCTTCATAATCAATTTTTTCTACGTTAATAGGGTCGTAACTCAATGGAGAATCTGTATTATCATATCCCCAAGTTTTTTGAGCTTCAACACCTTTACGAACTTTTTTTACATTTACAGCCATATTACAAACTCTTATTAATATTCATAAATTGGTCTATAATCTTATCAAACATATCTTTATCTTCTGGTATATGTTGAGGAACGAAATTATGTTTTTCCACGGCATCAAAAACTCTACCGAAGCATCCAAGTGAAACGTCACTTGCGCTCCTTTGACTTTCTGCAAATTGTGCAGATTTTGATAATCTATCAAAATTTGATACAGCAGTATTATATGCGCTTACCGCATCTTTATCTTCTGGATTATCTCTCATAAAATTATAAGTATCATTCATTATCAATGACGCTTGTGCAATTCTTCTAGCATAATCCTTATGATTTGTTGTAATTATTTTGAAATCATTATTTAAATCTTGATAATATTTATTTAAATAATCAATTTCTCTTTTTGAATAATATCCTTGCCATTCATCGTTCCACTCTTTTATTTCTTTACCGTCTTCATCTCTTTCTATGTGAGTTGAATCTTCATATATGCTATCTTTAAATCGAGCATTTTCATATCTAGTTTTATAAGTGGAATTTATTAAATTTAAATATGTTTCAATATAGTCGCCATCTACGCTTGCAAGAGCCTCTCTCCAAATATCTTGAATAAATGGTGTATCTAAGGTTTGTAAGATTTCATAAATAGTTTCCATATTGTCAATATTAATAACTTGTTTTATACAATCTTTACAATATGGATGATATCCAATATAAGCATTTCTTGATTTATAAAAATTACTCGTTGGTTGATATCTACCCATAGCATTACAATCTTTATTTTGGCAAATCTTTTTTGGCTCTTTTGGCAAACTATTTGTAACGGTTTTGTTTTTAGTTGCCATTTAAACACCTTTCTTTCTTAATTTCGAGCAGCAGCCGACAAAAGTCAGCAAGAGCGTTGCAAAGCAACTCCTTCTATTTTGTGTTTTACCATATAGGTCGCCGAAGCTAGGCTGGGGCTGCTATCTCCCGTCATAAAAAAGAACCCTATTCGAGTTCTACTGTATAATTGCATTCTATTCCATCTTTATTACAAACTAATACTGTTTGAGATGGTCTACCACTAAGTCTTAATTCAATAGTATGGTCGTCTCCTGAACCGGGCATACTACCAGATTGAACCATTTTAATTCCGTTAATTTCTGTTGTTGCCGGAAAATGTTTATGTCCAAGTAAAACACAATAAGGAAAATATCCTATCATCATACTTAATTTAGCTAGCCCATTTTGATTCATTGAATCATAATCTCCGTGGCAACTAACATAATGTTTTCCTCTAACAACAAATGATGTAATTGTATTGTCAAAAGCATCTATAAATTCAATATTATCAAATGCTTCTAATTTTCTTTTTGCGTACCATTCTATAATAGTATCTAAACGTTCGTCTTTTAACGCATCTTCTTTTTTATCTATTCTTGAATGATTTCCTACTACGCTAGCAACAGTGATGTGATTAAAATACTTGCTTAATTCAGCAATGAATGAAGTTACCATTTCACTAGCCTCTATAACTTGTTCTATCACATTCTCTCTATTTGTAATAGCTATAGATTTATGAATTGAATTACTTATCATATCACCTTGCAATGATATAAAACAATTTTCAGAATGATGTCTATCTTTAATTTCAATAATTTTATTAAGATATTCTTCCATTCTATCTTTGGCAACTTCTAAATTATATTTTCCCCAGGCAGAAGCAAAATTTTGTCCAATATGCAAATCACTTAACATAACTATTAAATCGTTGTCCGATTTAATTTTATTTTTTTGTCTTTGCTCTGGTTTTAAAGGTTTATAATCTATTTTACCTTGATTAGCAATAATTTTTTCTAAATAATCAAGTTTTTGTTCAACACGCGCTTCAATTCTAATATTTTTATTTTTATTAGTTCTTTCATCTTGTAATCGAACCCTCTCTTTTTTTAATTCTATTTTTTGCTCTTCAAGTTCTTGTAAATATTCATCACTTTCTCTTTTTGAGAATACATCTTCATAGAACATCTTTGCATATTGATATTTTTTTCTATATGCACTTTCATCTCTATATTCAGTTTCGTCATTTCTTAACTGCTTATTCAAAATTGGTGCTATAGTTTTCCAATTATCAATTTGACCAGCATCTATCATTTGACCAATTCGCCAAATATATTGATTCTCAGTTTCTCCTTCTTTTCTTTCTAAATTCATTCTCAAAACTCCTTTTAATTGTTAAAACTTGTTTTTCTTTCTCATATATATAATATTTTTTTAATATGTTGATAAACCCTTATTTTAAAAGGATTTTAGCAATTTGGGTTTTTCCTAAATTTTGTTTTTATAATATTTTTTATTTTGTTTATTCTTAATTAATTTAGCACAATTATTGCAATATTTCTTTGGTGAACGAGTCTTTTTTATAACGACTTTGCAGTTTGAACATCTCTTATAATCATCTGGATTATTATAAATATGCAGCTCTCCTAAAATATTATCATAATTATTAATAGTAAATGCAATATCGCCTTCATTTTTAATAAAAGGCAAATAAAAATAATTGTAAGATTTAAAATTATCTTCTATATATAAATTATTTAATATCAGCTTATTGCTCAACTGATGTCTTTCGCTAACTCTCAATTTCATAATATTTGCATACTTCCAAATATCAACATCATTTGTCATTACCATTTTAACGTTATTATGTTTGCTAAAAAAATATAAATAATTTTGATTTATAGCCCACTTATAATAAACCAATAACACAAATAATAAATCTTGAGCGAAATTATCATCTAAAGAATTGATAGCATCAATTTCTTCTTTATATATTTTTATCTCAACATTTGTGACAAGAGGGCAAGATAATGCTCTTTGAAAAATTCTTTCATATATCAAATCTACATCCTTTTTATCTAAATATTCACATCCAATTAATGGAAATTTATCTAATTTTTGCCTAATTTCATCATTATTTAATCCTTTTTCGTGTAAATATCTTATTAAAATGTATCTTTCTATATCTTTTTGTCTATAAGTTTGAAATTTTTTATCTTTTAACAACTTTTCAGCATATTTTTTTTCATCAAACACTAACATTATGGTTAACCTCCTGTATACTGAATTTATGCCCTAAATATTCTAATCCGTTGACTTCGTCGTCTATCAACATAATTGGGTTTTGAACTGGAATAATATCGACAATATCATCTCCCATAATATCCCAAATAATATCGTGACTTATATGTTTAATTTGACACATCATCATTAAATGATTAAATAATTCCTTTGAATTACTAAAAATATTTTGAACTTCATCCCTATATTTATCTTTATGTCCATATAATACTTGATTCATAAGTTCTTGCATATCATCATCGGCTATTCCTTCATTTTCTATCATTGTATAAAATCCCTTATATTGTTTTTCTGATTTATAATTTTTGCAAATATCCATAATTTTATTTAATTTTTCTTGATTTATATTAGAAAAATCGGCATAACTATCTAATAAACTATTTTTGTTAGGATGATATTTTATATCATTATCAGAATTTTCTATTTCTCTGCATAAATTATTCATAACGCAATCTGTTTCTAATACTGGTGAATATTTCCTGTATTTTTTTACTAATTTATTTTCTCCATCACTCTTATTTTCTTTTCTTAATAAATCTTTTATAGACATTCCAAAATATTTATAACTGATACTATTAAAATTTTTTGAATATGCTTTATAGTCTTTCATTAAAGTAGAATATAAATATATAAAGAAATAAGGTTTCTTCTTAACAACCATAGAATTATATTTATACTTTTCTGCTTTTGTAATATCATCATCATCTTTATCTATTTTAACCCAATAACGCCATTCTTTAGGAAATTGTGGGGGAGTAGTTCCTTTTATTTTATCAATTTCTGCTCCCTGAATTTCCCTTAATAACTTAATTCTTTTTTGCATTTCTTGTAATTGTTCTTGTTGCCCTTCTCCTTTAAATAAAGGCAACATTGCTATCATACTTGTTGAATAGTTTGTTATTTGCCCAACTTTTGTATCTAATCCTTTAACGTCACATCTAATAAAATTTGGAAGAGTTATTTTTTGAGTTGGAACCATTTCTTTTTCATAGGTAATAGGTATCTCATCCCTCATAGCCCCTTTTAAAAAATAAGGATTATTTGTTGAGCATACTATATCTCCATCAAAATCAGAATCGGCGTGTTTAACTGTTGCTATATCATAAATGCTATATATAATACCGCTATAAATATATTTATACCATTTTTTCATTTCTTCGGTATTTGCCAAATTTTCCACATTAATTTCTGAATAATGAGTTAAAGGACTTCTCATTAAACAAACTTCTCCATCTATTCCTCTTGAACTCCAAAAATTAGAATATACTTGATTAGCCTTTAATTCACCTTTAATCTCCAGTCCAAGAGCACTCCTTACTTGTGCAATAGGGTCACTTATCATAAATTGATAATTACCTTTAATCCATATTCTCCCAATTTTAGCTTGTCTAACAGATTCTTTTATTGAATTATATATTTTCTTTTGTACATATCCATCATTAAGCATATTGGAATTTTTTACTATTGCTTTCGTAAAAGAACTACCACAAGAACTAATCATATCATCGAGTAAATCATTTTGATTTTTGATTCCAATATTATAAGCTAAAGAATATATTTTATCTCCATTACAAATTTTTTTAAACCAATTTGTAGTTTCTGAAACTAATCCTTTTATATCTTCTTTGTCTAAATTAAGAACTTGAATATATTGATAATTTGTTAATACATATTCGTCATCAAATTCTTTATTGTATCTCGCAACACCCCATTTTAAATGATAAGAGCGATGATAGCTTAAATATCCTTCCCAAGAAGAATAATATTTAGCCATTTTAAATTGACTTTCTGATAATAATATGTCTATATCGTCTATATTATATTCTGTACCATATCTATCTTTTATTTTTGAAATACCATTTTCTCTTGCATATTCCTGAAAATCAAAAGTTACAAGATTTCCTTTAACAAAAGCCGTTCTTACAACAAAAGAACAAGGAGTATAATTTAAGTGCATATCTTCAGCCCAGTTTTTTGCCATTTGTGGGCTAATTAAGCCCTGACCATCGCAGCTATTTAATTTTAAGTCTTTATAAATTTCTTTAATTTGATTCTTTTTATTTTCATCTTTATAAATAAAGCTTAATTTTTGGTTAGGTACAATTGTGTCAAAATCTTTAATAACACAAACTCTTGGTTCTCTAACCCATAATACAGAAGAAAAAGATAATGCAAAATAAGCACTAAGTTTTGCTAAATTTATATTTCTAATTTTTTTATCAAGACCACACATTAAATGCTCTTGCATATAATCATATAATTCTTCATTTATAAAGCTTACAGTATTCCTCCTCATTTGCCCAGACCCAACCATAAATCTAACATAATGTTTCCCATTTAAATCAAAACCAGTTCTGGCAATTTCTCGATATTCTTTTTTAGTTATAACTTTTATATTAACAATATCATCAATAAATAACATATTATCTAATTGTTGTTGTAAATCTTTAATTTTATTGATATTTTCCTGAGTAGTAGGCATTTTCTTTATTGACTTCATTTCTTTTCTAATATCCTGCACTTTATTATATAAAGAAATGTGGTCACTTGTCTCCCCATAATATTCTCTTATTTTTGCAAATACTAAATTATCCCCTATTGAGACAACATTACCGTCTCTTGAAGCTTCCTTGAAAGTATATTTCTTTATTTTTTTTATTTTATTTGATGGTATTTTATATACGTAATATAAATTTTGAAGTACTTTCAAAAAAATCACTCCTTCTCTAATGTCTCACAATTGTAATCCTTATAAAAATTTAAAATATCGTCTATTTCTTTCCAAGTATTAACAACAATACATTCTTGATTGTTATAAGATTGTTGCCAAGGAAACTCGTTAAAATTTTTATATAATATTTTTAACGACGCATTTGTTTCTAAACATCTTAAATTATCATCTATTTGTATAGAATTTTTCATATTTACTTTATTTTTGTTCAAAAGATTCTTCCCGGCTTTGATAAATTTAAAATCAAAAGGAAGATTATTTTTTATCCAAATTTCTTTTTTTGATAAATTATCATCAGTACCGTTACTTATTATCACAATATTGTAAATATTTTTATATTTATCTAAAACTTCTAAAACGCCACTTTTAAAATTCAATCCATTATAAAATTCGTCGCTCTCAAACATCTTTATTTTTTCTTCTTCAGAAATAGGATAAATAGACGAATAACCATAATCTTTTAAATCTTCTTCTGTTTTAGAAAGATTATATCTTTTATTTAAAATTTCTATAATTCTCTTGTTACTCTCAACTATCGTGTTATCAAAATCTAAATAAAGCGTCTTCAAATCGATTCCTCCCTTCTCTATTTTTACTAATAACATTATATCAAAAAATATGCCGTTTGTCAATGTATTTTATTGACAATAAAAAAAATATATGTTAGAATAACAATGGGTGATGTTATGGATAAATATTCGATTGATTATTATCAAATATTAGATTCTGAATTATATCGATTAAAAGAAAAGGATACTGACATATATTGGTATCCACTAAGAGATTTCTTTAAAAAAGCATTATTCAGAAAAGTAAATATAACATCTTATAGAGATAATGAATTTTATAATAAATATATGAGGGTTATAAGTTCAGAGCATCCAAATCAAGCAGTTAAAGGATTACAAATAAAGACTTGGTTTATTAATGAAGAAGGACTTTATTTAATACTTTCTAATCTTAAACCCTTAAATGACACAATTAGAAAAAATCAAATAAGAGAAAAATATGAAGCGGCAGCAAAATCATTATTAGGAGTCACAACATTAAATAGTTCTACACCTCCTAAATTTATAGGATTCCAACCGGATTTATCAAATTACGATGTATGGAGTATAATATGTTTAACAAATGACAAAAGCATAACGCAAAAAACATTATGGAAAAGATGCGAAATTTGTGGATTTTATTATCCAAATACAATAAAATATTTTAGTAGGTTATCTCAAAAACATTTAAATGATAAATGTAGACAATGCTTTGGTACTGGCTTTAGATGCCCTAATGCGAGATATCAATATATTTATAAAAGAAATGGATATGATTTAATTTATAAACTATACCAAAATAATCCCCCGGAAGAAATAGTTGAAGAACTAAAAAAATGGTTGGGATAGAAAAGGAGAACAGTAATGGAGATAAATGTAATAGATGCAGGATGTGGAGTTGGTAAAACGACAGCAATGATTAATTTGATTAATCAAAGTGAAGACAGTGAAAGATTTTTATATATAACTCCTTTTTTAACAGAAGTTGAGAGAATAAAAAAAAGTTGTAAAAATAAAAATTTTCAAGAGCCAATAGAAAAGCCAACTAAAACTGAGGATTTAATTAGATTGATAGAAAAAGGATATAATGTCGTTTCAACACACGCCCTATTTCAAAAATTAACAGATAGAGTTTTAGATTTAACACAATTTAATGATTACATTTTAATTGTTGATGAAGCAGCTGATGTAATAGAAGAAATAGATATTACAAAAAATGATTTAAAAACTATAGTTAAAGAATACATAACTATCAAAGATGATATGAGCGTTGTGTGGAACGAAGAAAAAAAAGATTATGAAGGAAGATTTGATGATTATAAACATATGATAGATATGGGAGGGGTAAAAGCTCATCGCTCTGATTCTGGCGAAATAATTTCTTTAGTATGGACTTTCCCTTCATTTATATTTGAAGCATTTAAAAAAGTATATATTTTAACTTATATGTTTAATGGTCAAAAGGCGTATTATGATTATCATAACATATCCATTAATAAATTATATGTAGATAACAATTATCAAATAACAAATATACCACAAAAATATAATTATAATGAACAGAAAAAATTAATAACAATTATAGAAGATGATAAACTTAATTCTATTGGCGAACCGAATGGTTCATTATCAATGTCTTGGTTTTATAGAAATTCAAAATCGGTATTAATTAAACAACTTCAAAATAATATCAATAATTTTTTTAAGAACATTATGAACGGAACTCCAATTAACCAAAAGATATGGACAACATTCAAAGAATATAAAAATATTATAAAAGGTAAAGGATATACAAATGCCTTTGTTCCTATCAATATAAGGGCTACAAACGATTATAAAGATACAATAGCTGTAGCATATATAGCCAATCGTTATATGAAACCAACGCTTAAACATTTCTTTGAATCTGAAAATATTAATGTAGACGAAGATGGATATGCTTTATCTGAAATGATACAATTCATATATCGTAGTGCTATTAGAGATGGCAAACCGATAACAATATATATTCCATCTAAAAGAATGAGAAATTTATTAAAAAATTGGATAAATGAAAAAGACGAATAATTATCGTCTTTTTTTTATTTATGAATACGCCATTCTAAATATCCAAACATTTCTACAATCAACCACAATATAGAAATTCTACTCCAATAATATAAATCAACGGTGGATTCAGGATAACCTATCCAAATAAGATACATTATACAAAACGGGGAAGCGAAAAGAGCTAATACTAAAAAACCAAAAGTAATTGAAATAAATCTTTTTAACATATACTTTATCCTCCTAATAATTTTCTAAAGCTTCTTTGTATTCTTCCTCATCCTGAGGACATATAAAATTTTTTATATAATTATCTTTAATTTCTTTTTTATGGTTCTTCCATTCTTCTTTTAATTTTTGATAAGGGAATTTCAATAAGGCAAATCCATTACCTTCTTGTTCGCCACAAAATAATCTTTGCCACACAATATTTATAACATATCCAAATTGTCTTTCTTCATCATCACTTATATCTTCATAAGTTAAATATGATATTAAAGTTAAATCTCCTTGTCCCTCTCCTTCAAAATAAGATTTTTTACAATCAATTTCATCTTTATTTTCATCAAGGTTTAATAAATAATCTATTTCTCCAACCAAATCGGTTAAATAACTAACTTGAAAATTACAATATCCAACATTTAAATTAGCCCATCCATATTTTATATCTGTTACATATATCATATCTCTACATATCCTTTACCATTACAACTTCTACATTGTTCTGGCGCAGTTGTAGAAGTAACCCAAGTGTTACCAGTATGATTATAAAATCCATTTGAAACTATTCCGTTACCACCACAAACAGGACAACATCTAACCTCTCTTGTTGTTGTAAAATGCCATATCGTAGGTTTAATTTTAGTTACAGTTGTATTGCATTTGCATTCAGAATCTAATGATGAGCAAGTTGATGTAGATGTTAATTTTACATTATATACTCTTTGAAAATTTGATACTTTATCGTTTAAATTAGATAAGTCTATTTGGTCTTCTAAATATAAATATGTTTTTACATCGGCATCATAATAATTTAATTCCTCAGTTCTAATACATTCATCTTTTTTATCATATATCCATCGATATCCATTATAATCAAAGCTAGTTCCTTCTCCTAAAGTTCCTTCAGATATTTCTTTTAATATATCAATAATTTTTGGTTCTTCAATAACTTGATAGTAATTTATCATATTATACCTCCCTACGAGGATTATAAGGAATATCTCTCTTAGTTAATTCATCTTCGCTTAAATCTTCTAACCAATCCATTTTTTCGAAAACACCATCTTTATTAATCCATCCCTCAGCTTCTTCGAAATCTTTACACACAAGTATTCTAACATTATCAAGGGCACCGTCGCCATCTTCATCATCTATAAATCCAATTACATATGTATTCCCACTACAAATAAAATAATATCCTGGTTCTTCTACTTTGCCAATTTCTAAAGATAAATCTTTACATATTCTATCGATTCTCTTCTGAATTTCCTCATCACTTATTTTAACGGCACCACTACAATCTTTAAAATCATTTTTATTATAATTAAATTTTATATTCATCACCAAGAGCAACCTCCATTTCTTTAATTTTATTATTAATAGCATTATTGCTTAGATATTTTTCATAATCTTCTTTGGTTATAATGCCTTTACTATTCAATAATTCTATTAATTGGAACATAGCCACTTCATTTCTTTCAGCTATTCTAAATATTGGACTGAATGTCTCAATGATTTCCTTTTGTAGTTCTTCTTTATTCATTATCCACCTCCAAATAAAAAATACCATTGCCAATTCTTAAATCAATAGTTTTACCATCTTTTCCGGTAAATACATCACACATATCTAATATTTCATCGGTCACAGATGTCCCTCTCAAAATACCATAATCATAATCTTTACTTTTGATATGTATAAATATTTTTTCTTCTCTCAAATATTTTAATAATTCATATAAAGCACCAATTTGATGAAATGGTTCCCCATCAATAATCCAAGCATTGGCTTTATTTTTCATAATTTCACTCAATTTATAAGTAGAGCATTCAAGGCAGTCACCATAATTAGATATTTCAATTGATGCGATTTGGTTATGACTGCCAGTAACCATTTCTTTATATCTAATTGTTTTCATTAATTACCACTCCTCTTCTTCTAAATCTTCATCATCAAAATAATCGTTATCTTCTATTTCTCTTTCATCTAATACTTCGATATATTCAATATCTGTATCATCGGATTCTTCCATATTTTCGGCAAGTTCTTTAGCGGCATCTTCATCTGCTGCTTCTACCCACAGTCTTGTCTTCTTAGTTACTTCTACTAAATATTCTCTTTTCATCATAATTATTTGTCTCCTTTGCTGAATTTTGGATGATAATAATCACAAGGATATATATCAACTATTTTAATTTTATCATTCATACAATGCACTAAATTTTCATCGTATGTTTTAAGATAATAATTTAATTTATTATCAAGTGCTTCATATGAGTTTATAATAAGTTCGTTTGTTAATTGACCCGGCATCTCTATTTCCGCACATATAGCGCTTTTATTTTCTTTTGCTTCTTTAAAAGCATTCTCTAAATCTTTCCTAGTCATATTATTCTCCTTCTTTTGATGTTGACGTACTTTGCACATCATTATTAATTATAATTGTTGGTTCTTCTGGTTCTTGGTCACTATATACAACCATAGTGCCATCAGTTCCATATTGAATATTAACAACTATCTTACATTCATCACTTTGAATAAACTCGTTGATTTTAGTTTCTAATTCATTTAATTTTCTTTCCTCAAAAAACTTTACCTTTAGTTTCATTTAACATACCCTCCATATAATATTCTTTATATTTAATTTCTACCAATTCACTTATTCTTGACATTGGTATAAAATATATATTCCTATCTTCAAATTCTAAATACATAGCAAATTTATGTATAGTACATTTATCTATATAATCAAGAGCTATTAGTTTCATTGCTTCTTTAGCTCCTTTAACTGTTTCACATACTATTACTATATTTTTAGAGTTTTTATCCTTCATATTATTTAATTCTTCAAATAATTTAAATATATCCCTGTCTCCAGCTCTCTTATATGATTCTAATCTTTTAAGAGTTGTTAGTTTGTGATAATCGTTCACTTTGTCCTCCTTCCATTTTGGTGAGCCACCTTATCATAATTAAATACTATCATAAATTAATTAATTTGTCAAGAAAAACTTGACAAGATTCTAAAAATATGTTATTATATATTCATAAAAAGGAAGGAATGAATAATTATGGCTATATTATTAGCATTTGTATTATTTGCAATTAATACGACAAAAAATTGTAATAAACCTGGAACAAAAAGAGCAATATATTTATCTCAATCATTTTCCAGAAAAGATAATAGAAGATGGTATTAGTTATCATCTTTTTTTTATTTCCTTATAAAATAAGGGTTTAAATAGTGTTCATTATAATATAATGTATATTTTTACAATATAATGCATACTTACCAAAAAAAGGGTTGGTTGTTCGGCTTGGCCGTCTGGGTGCAAGTTTCAGTTCCTTTACATTCATTCTAAAAAAAATTAAAATGTGTCCTATATATTCTTAAGGGAGACCTCCGGAAAACCGCATAAAATAAGGACTTTTTTAAAATTTTAGAACCTTAGTGGTGCTAAAATACCCCATTTAGGAAAAACCCAACTAAAAAAATGTGTAAAGTTAAAGTGTAAAATTGTGTAAAGTTTTGTGGTCACGTTAAGCTCATAGCGTTGCCTCTCCAAAAGGCATAAGCGTTATGAGCGTTTTTATGTGGAAGTCGTTTTGCTTCGCTTTTGATGGCTCGCAAACGACAATTCGGTGATTTGTGGAAATATTTTTCGGTGATTTAGTATGTAACGTGAAAGCGTGATGAAAATGTAACCACAGGGAAACGTTGATTTTAAAGTGTTCTGTAAGATGATGTTATTATGTTGATTTATGGGCACGGAAAGTGATGTGCTACCTTTATAAATGCTTGGCTCTTTGGTTTTTCTTTGTAAAATACCCCTATATTTACATTATATTATACAATATAATTCAATAGACCCCTCTTTTTATCTTTTTACTTTTTATATATAAAAAGCGACTTCTAAAGAAGTATTTTTTTACAAGTAAAAAAGCAAGTTTTAAAAACTTACTTCTATTAACTTTTTTATATCTTCTTTTTTTAGTTTTTCTTTATCAATTATATTTTTATAATTAACTTCTAATAAATAATAATATTGTTTTATAAACTCTTTTATATGTCGTAAAGTTGTCATAGTATATATTTTTTTATTATTAATATTTTTATAATTAAACTTTATTATATTATTATTAACTTCTAATATTTTAGTATTATAACTATATAACATATACTTTATAATTATATTATCTTTATTATATACTTTTTTTATTTCTGCTTTTTTATAATAACTTTTAACTTCTTCATATATTGGAGTTAACTCCATACTTTTTATTTTTTTCATCTTTCCACCTCTTATAATTCATTTATTTTTATATTATCTTTATAGATAGAATAATACTCTTTATATTGTCTATATACCTG